ATCTTCGCCACACACGTGCAAAATTGGAACTTTTGCCCCTCGCGGAGGAATTACGCATGCCCCGAGGCCGCCCGCGAAAGCCGACCAAGCTGAAGAAGGCGCAGGGGACCCTTCAGAAGTGCCGGACCCTTCCCAACGAGTGGACGCCTCCTCCTGGAGCGCCGCCCGAGCCCGCTGATCTGGACAAGGTCGGCCGGAAGGAGTGGCGCCGCGTCGTCGAGGAGCTCACCACCGCGGGCGTGCTCACCAAGATCGACGCGTCCATGCTCGAGGGCTACTGCAGCATGTTCTCCCAGGCCCTGACCTACCGAGCCCTCGCTCAGGCCGAGCCGATCATCGCGTCCTTCACCGGCCCGAAGGTGAACCCCGCAGCGGAGATGGCGAGGAAGAGCTGGGCGCTCGCGCGCCAGTTCGCGGCCGAGTTCGGGATGACGCCGGCCGCGCGGTCCCGCGTCGCGGCGGCAGGGAAGGACGACGATGACGAAGAGGACAACGCGTTCCTCTTCGGGGGGGGGCTCAAGGTCGTCAACGGGGGCAAGGAGCAAGCCGCCGCCCCCACCCGAGCCGCCCGCCCCACCGGCGGCGCCGGCGCGGGCAGTGGGGAAGTGGGAGCGCCTAGCGAGGGAACGCCACGCCCGTGACCTGGCGCTGGCCGCGCAGCCCGGCGGCCATCCCAAGGGGCTCTGGTTCGACCTCGAGGCGGGTGACAGGGTCGTCCAGTTCCTCGAGGAGTACTGCAGCCACTACGAGGGGGAGTGGCGCGGCCAGAAGGTGAAGCTCGAGGAGTGGCAGGGCGAGCTGCTCAGGATCCTCTTCGGTTGGAAGCAGGCGAACGGGACCCGCCGGTTCCGCACCGCGTACATCGAGCTCGGCCGGAAGAACGGGAAGTCCTTCCTCTGCTCGGGGCTGGCGCTCTACCTGCTGGTGGCGGACCTCGAGCCGGGCGCCCAGGTCTACAGCAGCGCGACCAAGGAGGACCAGGCAGCCATCGTCTGGCGCGGCTCGTCGGAGATGGTGAAGGCGAGCAAGAAGCTCCAGCGGTTCGTGAAGGAGATGCGGAGCAAGGGCGGCCGCCTAGTCGTCGAGAAGTCGGGTAGCTTCTTCCGGCCGCTCGGCGCGGACTCGGGCACGCTCGATGGCCTCAACCCGCACGGCAACGTCGTCGACGAGCTGCACGCTCACAAGGACCGGCGCGTCTGGGACGTGTTGGTCACGGCGATGGGAGCTCGCCGGCAGCCGCTCACCATCGCCATCACCACGGCCGGCGTCTACGACGAGCTGGCGATCGGCTGGCAGCAGCACGACTACGCCTGCAAGGTGCTGGACGGGACCTTCGAGGACGACAGGTTCTTCGCGTTCGTCTGCGCCATCGACGAGGGAGACGACCCCTACGACCCGGCGGTCTGGGGCAAGGCGAACCCGAACCTGGGGATCAGCTGCAAGGAGGACGAGCTCGCGTCCCAGGCCGAGACCGCCAAGAAGCAGCCTTCGTTCAGCAACGAGTTCTTCCGCCTGCGGTTGAACCGCTGGACCCAGCAGCAGCAGCGCTGGATCGGCGTGGAGAAGTGGGTCGCCTGCGACCCGGTGGTGGCGAGCAGGGAGCAAAGCGAGGAGCGCGAGGCCGAGCTGGCGGGGCGGGACTGCTACGGGGGGATGGACCTCTCGACGACGGACGACATCGCGGCACTGGTGCTCTGCTTCCCGCTGGCGGACGGCTCGGTGGAGCTTGTGCCGCGCTTCTACCTGCCCGAGGACACGGTGCGGGCCGCGACGGAGTCAGGGAAGGGCTACTACCGCGAGTGGGCCGACGCGGGCTGGCTGCTGACGACGCCGGGCAACGTGGTCGACTACGCCTTCATCCGGCGGGACGTGAACGAGCTCGCGCAGCGCTATCGCATCATCGAGCTCGCGTACGACCCGTGGAACGCCAAGCAGCTCACCGGGGAGCTGCTCGAGGACGGCGTCAAGATGGTCGAGGTCACGCAGAACTTCGGCAACCTGTCGGAGCCCACCAAGGAACTCGAGAAACGGGTGGTCTCCAAGCGCGTGCGGCACGGCGGGCACCCCATCCTGCGCTGGATGGTGTCGAACGCCGTCGTGAAGTCGGACGCTGAGAGCAACATCCGCCTGGTCAAGCCGAAGAAGAACTCGCCGCTCAAGGTGGACGGGGTGCAGGCCGCGGTGATGTCGCTCGGCCGCCTCATCGTCCACGGCCCCGACGGTGGCAGCTACCTCGAAACGCAGCCCCTGGTGACCCTATGACCCCCGAAGAACTCGCCGCCCGCCGCGCTCTCTGGCTGGCGCGCGCTGCGGTGGCGTGCGGCGCGGGGCTCATCTCGTACGGCGCCTGGCGCGCGTGGCCGCCGGCGGGCCCGCTCGCGCTCGGCGTGCAGCTGCTGGTGATCGGACTGGGGGCGCTGCGATGAGCCTGTTTGCTCGCCTGCTCGGCCGAGAGGAGAAAGCCGCCGACTTCTCGGCGCTCACCTTCGCCCAGCTCTTCGGCAGCTTCACCAGCAAGGCCGGCGTGGGCGTGTCGATCTCGTCCGCGCTCGGCGTTTCGACCGTCTTCGCGTGCTGCCGGGTCCTCGCGGAGGGCATCGCCCAGCTGCCGCTCAAGCTCTTCCGGGAGAAGAAGGACGGTAGCAAGGAGCTGGCGCTCGACCACCCGGCCTACTTCCTCCTCTCGCGGAGGCCGAACGACTGGCAGACCTCATTCGAGTGGCGCGAGACGATGATGTTCCACGCCATCCTCTGCCAGGGCGGCTTCACGTTCATCTCGCGGGACAGCCGCGGCCGCGTGCTCGAGCTGCTGCCGCTGGTCCCGCAGAACGTCCGCGTCGTCCAGGACGCAGACCGGGTCGTCTCCTACAAGGTCACCGACTCGCGCGGCCTCATCGCCGACCTGCCGAGGGAGAACGTAATCCACCTTCGCGGTCCCTCGTGGGATGGAACGCGGGGGCTCGAGGTCATCACGCTCGCGCGCGACGCCATCGGACTGTCGATCGCGCAGGAGGAGACGCTCGCCAAGCTCCACGGCAACGGCACGCGGCCGAGCGGCATTCTCTCCACGGACGGCAAGCTTCAGCCGGACCAGATCCAGCGCATCAAGGCGAGCTGGGCCGAGACCTACGCCGGCTCGCACAACGCGTTCAAGACGGTGGTGCTGGACGCCGGAATGAAGTTCTCCCAGATGTCGCTCTCGCCGGCGGACACCCAGTCGAACGAAGGCCGGATGGCGCAGATTCAGGAGGTCTGCCGCTTCCTCCGCGTCTTCCCACAGATGATCGGCTACGCCGACAAGACCGCGACCTACGCCAGCGCCGAGCAGTTCTTCCTCGCGCACGTCATCCACTCGCTGGGCCCCTGGATCGAGCGCTGGGAGCAGGCGCTCGAGCGCGACGTCCTCACTCGCGACGAGGTGGAGAAGGGCGGCTTGTACGTCAAGCTCCTCACCGCCGGGTTCCTGCGCGGGGACAGCGCCGGCCGCTCGACGCTCTACAAGGAGGCCATTCTCAACGGCTGGATGACCCGCAACGAGGTCCGCCACCTCGAGGACCTCGACCCGCTCGATGGGCTCGACGAGCCGCTCACGCCGCTCAACATGGGCGGCGGCCCGCCGGCGCCGGCGGTCGACAACCCGAAGCTGGACGGCCCACCAGCAGCCGCAGCTCCCCCTCCGCCAAAGGCCAAGGCGCAAGCCGCTGCCCGCCGCGCCGCACTGCTCGAGGAGAAGGTCGGCCGGGTTCTCTCGGCCGCGAACGAAGGGAAGCTGCGCGACGCGCGCGACATGGTCGACGAAGTGCTGCAGCAGGTAGACCCAGAAGGGACGGTGGCAGATGGCTGAGCGACAGGAGCGGTTCGGCGCGGTCGCGCGCCTCGAGGTGAAGGCTCTCTCGGATGCCACGCCCGAGGGCTCGTTCAGCGGCCACGGTGCTCTCTTCGACGACCCGCACGAGACGTCCACCTGGCAGCTGCCCAGCGATTGGATGGACGTGGTCCGGCCCGGGGCCTTCAAGCGCACGCTCGCCGAGCACAAGGCGCGCGGCACGCTGCCTGCGATGTTCAAGGAGCACGACCGCTACACGCCGATCGGCGCGTGGAAGGCTGCCGAGGAGGACAAGAAGGGCCTGTATCTGGAGGGCCTCCTCGCCACCAAGATCGAGGACGGCGCCGAGACCTACGAGCTGATGAAGATCGGCGCGATGCGCGGCCTGAGCATCGGCTTCTGCGTGGTCAAGGCGACGCTGGACGAGAAGACCAAGACCCGCGAGATCCTCGACCTGGACCTCTTCGAGGTGTCGCCGGTCTCAATCCCGGCGATCGCCGGAGCGCAGGTCGAGGACCTGAAGGCGCTCCGCGGCGAGCCGCGGAACATCCGTGATGTGGAGGGTGCCCTGCGAGACGCCGGGTTCACCCGCACCGAGGCCAAGGCGTTGCTGGCCGAGGGCTTCAAGGGGCTGTCGGGCCAGCGTGACGCTGGGCTGATCTCCTCGCTGGACGAGCTCCGCAAGACCATCCGCGGCGAGTAGCACCGCCGCCCCAAGCCAACCCGCGCCGTCACCAACCACCCTGGCCATCGGCCGGGGCGGCGGCGATTCGCACTCAGGAGAAGCACATGGCCATCGAGCTGGACCCGAAGGAAGTCGTCACCGAGCTGAACAAGGCGTTCAACGAGTTCAAGGCGGAGAACGCGAAGGGGCGCGCCGCCGACAAGGAGGTCCTCGCCAAGGTCAACGCGGACCTGGACCGCCTCGACAAGAAGAACTCCGAGCTCGCCGCGGCGAAGGAGGCCACCGAGAATGCGCTCGCCGAGGTGGAGAAGAAGTTCAACCGCATCCAGCTCGGCAAGCCCGGCGAGGCGCCCGCGGACGAGCGCAAGACGGCGTTCGAGCGGTGGGCGCGCGAAGGGGACCAGCGTCTCGGTGCCGAGCTGCACGCGATGCGCGAGCGCAAGGCGCTGATCACCGGCGACGACACGGCGGGCGGGTACCTCGCGCCGCCCGACTACGTCCTGGAGATCATCAAGGCCGAGGTCCTCGCCTCCCCGGTGCGCAGCTTCGTCAAGGTCCGCAGCACCGGGCGCAGCTCGGTGCAGCTGCCCAAGCGCACCTCACCGGCGGCCGCCGTGTGGGTCAGCGAGATCGCAACCCGCACCGAGACCACCAACCCGGCCTTCGGCCTGGTCGAGGTGCAGACCCACGAGATGACGGCCGAGGTGTACGTCTCGATGGCCGAGCTCGAGGACAGCGTCTTCGACCTGGAGGCGTTCCTCACCGCCGAGTTCGGCGAGCAGTTCGGCGTCACCGAGGGCCTGGCCGTCATCGCCGGCAACGGCGTGGGCAAGCCGCTCGGCATCGTCGACGCCACGGGGCCCGTCGTCGCCGGCGGGTACTTCACCCCGTCGGGCGGCACCACCACCATCCAGGACGCCACCGGCCAGGGCAACGGCTTGGTGACTCTGATGCACGCCGTGAAGACGCCCTACGCGAGCAAGGGGAAGTGGCTCCTCAACCGCACCACGCTCGGCTCGGTGCGGAAGCTCCAGGACACCCAGAAGCGGTACCTCTGGGAGCCGTCGCTGCAGGCGGGCGTCCCCTCGCAGATCCTCGGCGCGCCGTACGTCGAGTGCGTCGACATGCCCAACGAGGGCGCGAACACGTACCCGATCGCGTTCGGCGACTTCATGCGGGGCTACACCCTGGTGGATCGCCTCAGCATCGCGGTCGTCCGGGACCCGTACACCAAGGCCTCCGTCGGCCAGGTGAAGTTCGTCGCTCGCCGGCGCATCGGCGGCCAGGTCGTGCTGGCCGAGGCGATCCGCCTGCTGAAGTGCGCGTAACACACTAACGCGCATCCACCGCACCAGCCCACCTCGCCGGGCGGCTCCTCGTGGGCCGCCCCGGCCACCACCCAAGAAAGCAGAGGCACCAGATGGCCAAGCAGGACCTCCACAACAACGTCAAGGTGACGCCCGGGCTCCTCGCCCAGTCGATCGCCTCCAACACCACCGTGGTCGGGCCGATCATCGACACCCAGGGCTTCGAGTCGGTGGAGTACGCCCTCCAGACCGCGGGCATCACCGACGGCGTCTTCACTCCGGCGATCTACGAGGACGACGCCCCGGCGATGGGCACGGAGAATGTGGTCGCCGCCGCGGACCTCCTCGGCACCGTCGCGAACGCCACCTTCAACCTGGCGGCCGACGCGAACAAGAGCAAGAAGCTCGGCTACAAGGGCGGCAAGCGGTACGTCCGCCTGAAGGTCACCACCACCGGCATCACCACCGGCGGCGCGATCGCGGCGGTCGCGGTGCTCTCCGACGCGGCGAACAAGCCGGTCCCGTAGTCGTCGCATCCTGCAGGCGCTCCACCTGCGCGAGGCCGTTGTCGCTGGCCGAAGGCCCGACCCGCGGCCTCGCGCAGTTTTCTCCTCTTCGCTGACCAGGTGACCCGATGGCCGCTGGCGACCTCACCACGCTCGCGGCCGTGCGTGCCGTGCTTCGTCTCGATTTGACGGACACGCCCGACGACACCCTGCTGCAGCAGATCATCTCGCAGTGGAGCCAGCAATTCGTCGCAGACTGCGGCCGTACGTTCACCTCGGCGAGCTACGTCGACATCTTCGACGGCGACGACTTCGCGCGCTGGGACCGCGCGCGCATCGCCAAGGGCATCGCGCTCCGCAACTACCCGGTGCAGTCGATCCAGCAAGTCTCGATCGACGGCTCCGCCGTCCCGCCGCGGGACGCCGCGCTCACCGGGTCGATCGCGGGAGCCGTGCTCACCGTCACCGCAGTGGCGAGCGGCACGCTCAAGGTCGGGCAGCAGTTGATCGCTGCCGGCGTCGCTTCCGGCACCACCATCACGGCGCTGGGCACGGGCACCGGCGGCGCCGGGACGTACACGGTGGGCACCGAGCAGACCGTCTCGAGCACGGCGATGATCGCCTCCGACGCCAGCGCGAGCGGGTACGTGCTGCTCAAGGGTGACCGCCTCGGCCTCGCGGGCTGCGACTACGCCTTCACCATCGGCCAGCAGAACATCACGGTCGCCTACACCGCCGGCTACACCACCACGCCAGCGGACATCGACGGCGGCGTAGCGATGCGCGTGGCCTTCGAGTATCGCGCCCTCGCCCACATGGGGCAGAGCAGCAAGGGCCTCGGCCGCGAGACGGTCACCTTCCTCGAG